CGCCATATCGATGAGACTCTTCTGAGGAATCTCCCAAACGGTCCGGTACACCGCCTTGAGCCTGTCTGGAATGTTGAGCGCTTGGACTGAACCTCCGTTTCGGATAATTTCCGTCTTGGTTTCTGGGCTCCACTTGCCGATAGCCTGCAAGTCCCGAATCAGGTGTTTGTTGATCATGACAAACTCACCGGCAAGGGTACGACGCAGGTAGATGTTTGTCGTGTACGGCTCGAATGCCTCGTTATTGCCCATGATTTGGGCGGTTGAGGCTGTAGGCATGGGCGCTACCAGAAGAGAGTTGCGTAGACCGTACTTTTGGATATCCGCCTTCAAAGAGTCGAAATTAGGTTTCTTGATTCCCCAGAGGTCAAACTGAAGGATTCCCTGGGACGCGGGTGACCCGGGGAAAGTGTCGTACCTGCCACGGGTTTTAGCCAATTCACACGAAGATTGAAGAGCTGCATAGTAAATGTTTTCGAAAATGTCAGTATTGAGTTGGCGAGCCTCAGGTGAATCAAAGGGCAGACCAAGCATCATGAAAACATCCGCAAGTCCCTGGACTCCGAGCCCGATGGGTCGATGACGCAAATTGCTTACTTGTGCAGGACGTGTTGGGTAATAGTTTTCATCGATAACCTTGTTCAGATTCACAACCACGAGTTTCGTCACTTGGTTAAGATCGGTAAAACTAAAGTACTTTTCAGTACCGGACGCACCGTCTGCCCGAGCCCATGTCCTCTCCTTCACAAAAGCGGGCAAACACAGACTCGCCAGGTTGCATACAGCCGTCTCATCCGGTGTTGAAACCTCCATGATTTCCGTGCACAAATTGGAAGACTTGATTGTTCCTATATTACTCTGGTTCGACTTGCGATTCACAGAGTCCTTGTAGCACATGTAAGGCGTTCCCGTCTCCACCTGACTCTTGAGGATGGCGTCCCAGACCTCGCGGGCTCGAACCTTACGCTTGTACCGTCCCTGGGCTACATACTCGCGGTACATCTCGTTGAATTCATCCCCGTATACATTCTGGAGTCGCGTGGACTCGTGGGGACACATGAGGTACCAATCACCATCCTCCTCAACCTTTTGCATAAACAGGTCCGGAATCCATAGAGCCGTAAATAGGTCGCGACACCGAGCCTCCTCATCTCCCTGGTTCAGACGCAACTCCAAGAACTCCATAATGTCCGCGTGCCAAGGTTCCAGGTAAATAGCAAAGGAGCCCTTGCGCTTCCCACCCCCCTGGTTGACGTACCGCGCCGTATTGTTGAAAACGCGCAACATGGGCACGATACCATCAGCCACCCCGTTGGTTCCCTTGATGGGTGTTCCATTCGCGCGAACATTACTCACGTGAAGACCGATACCACCCGACCACTTGGAGATTTGAGCACACTCCTTCAGGGTATCATAAATACCCTCGATCGAGTCGGACTTTGTAGCTACCAGAAAACAACTCGACATCTGAGGACGCTTTGTCCCTGCATTGAAAAGAGTAGGGGTTGCGTGCGTAAAATACTTTTGTGACATGTAGTCGTACGTCTCCTTGATCCGATTAAAATCCTGTCCGTGAATACCGATAGCCACACGCATGAAGAGATACTGAGGAGTCTCTCCCGGGTTCAGGTACCCCTTCTGGAGCGTCTTGATTCCAAAATATCCAAAATCATAGTCACGCTCATGCTTTACCCAAAAATCAAACAGTAGACAATGTTTGTCAACAATTTGCATAAACTCGTCACTTACAATTCCCTTGACGTGCAAAGACTGCATAGCCTTGCTGAAAAGTGTCGGACACGTCTTCTGGAGGTTGGAGACTGTGACGCGCATAGCGAGCGTCTCATAGTCCGGGTGCTCGGTAATCATACCGATAGCAACTTCAGCTGTCAAGTTATCAATTTCAGAAGTTGAGATTCCGTCATACATGTTTGTGAAAACCTTCTGAGCCACTTTAGAAGGTTCGACATTCAAAGGTTCAAACTCCGGCGCTTGATTGAGTTTTGAAATTCTCTGAGTCACCTTGTCAAAGAGCATTTCGACATGGTCACCAGAGCGCTTGATGACCTTCATTGTAATTTTTACGTTTGTTTTTTTTATATGCATATGACAATGGAGACTTATGACCGCAAACCCGTACGTCTCAGTCTTCCAACACCCCTGGGTGATGCCTTCTTTTCCGATTTCAACCGGGAAGGCATTCACTCGAAGATCATCTCAACAGTCAAAGACAAGACTGGTGTGTCGATCGCAAAGCAGAATGATGGCGACCTCCAGTCGTTGATGCGCGTGGTTTATACCGACCTCGTGCGCGATCCAGCTACAAACGTCCGTAGTCAGGTGTCCGCCATGAACGCCGAAGTGGTCAAGCGTGCCATGCGTACCATTTCGACCGGTGTCCTTCAGCAGGCAGTCTATCTCCGCGACATTAGCTCGAACCCAGTGCCACTGGAAGCCCCCACCAGCACAAGCACATACGGCAACAAGCTTCCAACCAATTTTAAATTCGGAATCTTTTAGTAAGAATGGGAGATTTTATAAAAGTTTTAGGAATATGGTTTATATTTTGCGTTTTAGGATTTTGTGCCAATTCAACATTGGCTGTAATCAGTGCAGCAGCATGCAAAACAGATCAGAATTGTAATGCAGATATTGCATTGTCCGGTTCATTTATTCAGTGTATTATGTGCATTTCATGTCTCTTCCTTTCATATCAGGCTTTTACCGGGGCTTAAATAAATCTCACAAGTTAATAGATGCGTGCCCTTGACGATATCATCATAGGTTTTCTCATATTTTTCGTCATTGACAAGGCAATCAGGCTGTTCAGCAACGCAGTCATCGAACCCTGGGCGGAGACCCGTACGGATAACCCCAACGTAGTTGAAAACTGGAAGATTGGTACAGAACTCGCCTTTTTGATTATTGTCACTTTACTTTTGTTCAAGTTTCGAAAAGTGATACAGAAACTGGACACTTAGAGAGCCGAGACGTAATTTTATTAATGAATAGGTTTCGTGATGAAACTGCGACTATGTGCAAACAGAAGGGTTGGGACAAGGCGCACGTCAGTGTCGTCTGGATGTTACTCAATGAAGAGATGGGAGAACTTGCTTCAAGTATCAGACAGAGTCAGAGGATATACAAAAAGACTGGTCTCAAAAAGGATAGAGGTACGGATGTTGCGATGGAAATGGGGGATGTTTTCAGCTACCTTTTCCAGTTGGCTCATATGCTCAACGTGGACCTAGATGAGATGTGGGAACTTCACAGGCAGAAGATTAAAACAAAGACGTACAAAGAAAATATAAGCACTTAGTAATGGCATCGACACTTATGATCGATGATCGGCTGAAGATTGATCACTTCAATCCTACAACCTGGACCGGTGATTTCGGAATCAACAAGGATGGTTTCCGAAAGGACCTTTTTATGGATGGCTCGTACACGACGGGTGTCGATGAGACGCCTATGCAGATGAACGATGTCATCCCAGTCATGAACAGCACAGACCTCGCGGGTAACACTTACTTAAAGACCGCCGCGCCCAGCGTGGCACCCTATGGCACCTTCCCAGCGCGCAAGTTTGAGTACTCGAACGGGCGCATTACGTGGCGCCGCCCCCAGTTGCCATGGAGCTGGGAGACGGGCAATTCAGTCGGCGGGGCAGGCTCATCAAAGGACACAAAAATCATCTTGATTCTTTTGATTGCCGTTATTTTGTTCTACTTTTTTGGACGGATGAAGATGAAGTGAAAAGTCCCAAGTCCGAAGGACTTGTCCTCGGAAAATGGAACAGTCGTTTCACGACTGACTAAAATTTGACCAGCTTCGCCGCCTCCACTTTAGGGAGCTTCTTCGCCAGTTCCTCCCGTGCTGCCAGGATGCGCGTCTTGAGCATCGGACACGAGTGCGACTCCGACTGTATGCATCCCGAGCAGCACTTCATCTTGCAATCCTTGCACTGCAGGAAGCGGTTCTTGTGAGGGCAGACCTCCATCCCTGATTTCACAACAGATTTCTTCTCTAACCCAAGGGGTTGGTGGAGACTCGTCCTTGATCTCGCATAAACCGTGGGTCCGACCGGCAACGATACGGTCCCACGCTTTCTGCATTAATGGGAGGTTCCTAGCAAACCACTCACGGTCCCTCTTGACCCGCGTGATAACAAACTCCCGTGGCTTGCTTGGGTCGGGACGAGTAAGACCATCCTCTGTAATTGTTCCATGTGGACGATACTGGATAAAATCACACTCTTCAAGGTCGGTAATTTCAAGTTGAAGTTGAACCTGGGGGTAATAGTGTTTCGGGACCTTTGTCTCAATCTTACGTGTCAAAGGACACTTGATTTCTATGAGTAGACCATCCTCAGTGACTCCATCAGGTGATGCCCCGAGCCAGGGGTACTGACGGTGTCGAACGAGTCCAATTTCATGAGACTTACGTCCAGTCATCTCATCGTACAAGTCCCGTACCAAAGGCTCGAGGAGCGTCCCGTGAGCCGTCGCTGCGTTTCCAGCCCACTTGGTCCTGAGCACCTTCTTCTTCACGAATGAATCAATACTTTCATAGTGATTCTCGCCAATTGCACTTGCGATATCACTTGCCGTGATCATATTCTCACGGAGATCTAACCATTCTTGAGATCTTTGTTCTGCATACTCAGCCGCGAGGAGTTCCCTCACTCGATCCAGAATCTTTTGGTCCATTCACGGGTATCTTCTTATTTTTAAAACGAGGGTCCGTCTTAAGTACAATCTCAGCAGC